GTCAGCTGCTGCGTCCCGCCAACAAGTAAAGTAGTGTTGGCGGGAGACACCGTAGCTGAGGCAACAGTTCCTACATTATCACTGAATTGTGTCGATGAAAACGGCATGGTTACACTTCCTCAACAATGTTTAAAAAGGCATTGAGACTGGCTGATTGTTCTGCTTGCAACCGCACCGACCAGCCATTTTGAATGATGTATGTTTCATTGGTTCTGAAACTTGCAGTGGATGCTGCTGACAACGCCTGATTGTTGATCACCGGGAATGTGTTGCTTGATCCATCTTGAATCACCACACTCAACCGGACAGAGTTGTCTGGTCCTGGTGCATTCAGAATTGTATCAACCCCTGTGCCGTACACCTGAACATTGGTACGATCAACACCATTGGTGGTGAACCATCCATTCCCAGATGAGGTGGTCAATGTTTGAATGGGGTCCGCGGATGGAACGAAGTTGAACAAATACCCAACTGCTGCTTGAGCACTGGTGGTGCCATTGGACGCCCCAGCAAAGTACCCGTATTTTGCAACACCCACATTGATGAAATTCAAGTTGGCATTGGTGGTGGTGGGCACCCAGCCAAATGTGGCAGCTAATCGCCCATCCACAGAATTGAACACCCGAATGCTTTGTCGAGTGGGATCATAATATCCCACCACGGCAACACGCGATGATTGTTTTGCGGTGATACCGTATCCTGGTGCCGTGCCCGTGGAAATGCCATTAGTGGCGCTATTTGCGCTGGCTAATAACGAAGGAGCATATGGAACTGAAATGCCCACGTTGTTGATGTTGGTGGTGGAGTCCAATCCTCGTGATCCCACCAACCGCCATAAGCCGTCCGTGTTGGCGGCTGACACGGGTGTGTCTGAAATCAACTTGATGTTTAACCGATGTCCATATGACCAGGCACCTGCTGACCCACAGACCACCGAGGTGTTGGCACCTGCGCCCCATGCACCCAGCGCGTTTGTTGAGAATGCCAAGTTGCTGCCATTCAAGTAAATAAGAATGGCTTTTTCAGCACCTAACGTATCAACATATGTCACCAAGTCGGCAACCAGTGTTCCCGTCAATGACGTGGGTGCTGCTGCCAATGCTGTACGAGACAATGAGGTGGAATTGGTTACCGCAACGGTTGTGCCTGCCAGAATTGTCGCACCTAAACTGGTCCATTGCACGCTGCTATCATATGCAGGCACAGCACGTTGCTGTAATTCTGCGGCAAAATGAATACGTCCTGTTGGTGTCACACCAATGTCTTTGATGGTGTACCGATAATCCAGTGATGCACTTAAATTGTAAATGGTGACTTCATCCAGCACAACACCCGCAGCAGACATGGAATACAACCGCCCACCTTGTGAAATGATCCAGCAATTGGCGGCTTCATTCCATGATGCACCACCGCCGTAATCATGTCCCCATGGGAAATAATTGCCCGTGAATGTTGTTACACCCACACTGGTCACCGAGGTGATGTTGGTGCGTGAATAATACTGTGCCACCCGATGTGGTAGGATGGTGGTGGGATCATACAACGTGTACAATGGGCGTGAATTGAACGGAAGCCATTGTTGATAGATACGTACATTGCTTGTGGTTTCTGTGGCAGGCAACAGATTGGTGGCAGTACCTGCACTATCATACACCACCAACACGGAACTTTCACCCACGAACACCACACGTTCATCGCCCCACTTATGTTTCTCGGTGATGGATTTTGTTGCTGCCGTGTGTTGCAATTGCGTTACCGTGACGGATCCCGCCGCAACTGGTGTGGTGATGGATGTTTGCCGATAGAAATTGATGGGGGCGTTCGCGGTGCCCGTGTCAATGATGGCTACCACGGCGTTTGCCGTTTGTCCTGTTGCCAAACAGGCACTATCAATACCTGAAATTTCTGTGGTACGAGCATACACCACAGCACTTCCCACCAAGGTGAATGTGTCTGTGGATGGATTGAAGTTCAACATTTGAGCGGAGGCAGATGCAGTTGCTGTGGCACCCACTGACAAATATCCCACCGCTGGTTCCAATTCATTCACTGTCACCAATCCCGTGGCAGCATTACTGCCTGTGAGTGTGGCACCTGATGTGAATGTGCCTGTGACACCTGTCAAGAACAATCGACCTGTGCCCGTGTCAACACCGGCAATGGTGCCGGCGCCGCTGCCTGATGACGAGGTCAAGGTGGTGCCTGCAGCAAACACCCCGGTGCTGGCGGCGTAGTTCAACACGCTGGTTGCTGTTTTTGTCATGTTCGTGATTGAATACGCGAACACAGATGCTGTGACGCCAGTGCTGAACAATGCACTTCCCACCGTGATGCTGCCTGAATCAGGCACGTTATAGGATTGCACACTCCAGTTGGTGGCAGTATATCCTCCCACCACAACTTTATTGGTGTTTCCTGGCACGGTGACCAATTGAAAGGCACCTGCCGTGCTGTTGTTGAATGCTGTGGCGCCGGTCACATCAAAGTTCACGGTGGTTTGGCTAACACTGTTTCCCGAGATGGTCAAGCGCATCATACGGAACGCTGACCCTAACCGATAGGCCACCACAACTTTTGTTGATGTTAGTGCAATGGCACGAAAGTTGGGTTGGGTGAGCGCCGGTGTGGTCATACCACCAGGTGATGACAACAAACTGGTTGTGATGGCGCTATACGCCGTGGTGGGTAATGCAATATCTACAATGGGGCCTGCGCGATACCCCGTTCCCGTGTATTCAACAATTTGTGTGTGAATACGATTGCCCGTGAAATAATCGAGCGTGCCACCGAGGTGATTGGTGTGAGGCAACCACATGAGCAACACACGATCCGCACTGAGCTGTACAGGAACTGGGATGTCGAATCCTTTGCCTGTTTTTGCTGAGGTGCTGATGAATGTTGGCATGTTGGTGCCAATATACGACCATTCGCTTGCACCAGCTTGAGTAGTTGTCCCAGACGCCGTGCCAGCACCTGTTACGTTGACCGACTTCAACAAGGCAGGTCCGCCGCTGGTGTTGGTGTACACGGCGGTTAATGCTGTAGGAATGTTATTACTAATAACTGATCTTGATGTGGGCATCTGTTAAAACTCCCTTAAACTGATAAGTTGATATAATTTATAAATGCTGACTTAGTATTTATCGTGTTCAATACATAGGTTCTGACAGCATATTCTGTGGGAATTGCTGCATTACTATTGCCTGACATGGTGGCGTCTGATGAAAATTCATTGATGGTTTCACCAAGTTGTGCACCAATGGATCCCAGCCGCAAGGATGACAATCCAGCCAAGTTGAAGGCGTTGGCGTTCAACGTGGCGGTACCTGTGGCCTGATCAATACGGAAATATTCACCGACACGGAAATTACCATCTTGGTCGGTGGACACGTAATACACACGCCCTGGGTAGGCTTCATCCACTTCATTGCCTTGTGCCGCAGGTTGAGTAGGTATTCCTGGATAATTTGTTGTGGTGGTACCACCTGTGCCAATGCTTAGGAAATCATGTCCAGTCAAACGAATTTGTGAGTATTTTGATCGTAATGTGATTGCTGAATTATTGGCAGATCCTGTGGTTTTTTCTTGCGCCAACACAATCACCATGTTACTGGCAGAATTCACATAGGTGCCTGATACACTTTGAATCACATAGGAAATTGCGTCACCGGCAATCGAGATGCTTTGTCCTGGGGTGGGTGTTGCGCTGAATCCATCACATATCAACACGAAGCCTTTTTGATTTTCCAGTGCACCCGCGGATACTGTGCCTGTACCGCCCCCTGTGAAGGTGAGCGTGTCACCCAGCGCAAAACTTCCTGTGGCATTAATAACATACACCTTGTTGGCGGTGTATTGCACGTTGGTGACCGTTGCCGTTCCTCCTGCACTCCCGGTTACGGTATCACCCACATTGATGGTGCCCCCACCATACACAAAGTTTATTTGTTGTCCATTGATGGCGCCTGTTGCTGCGCTTTCTGATGCATCAAAGCCACGTGCTGTGGCACCCCAGGTGCCGTATGAATTGTTACCATTCAAGGCACGAATGAATCCGCCACCTGATGCCGTGTATCCAAAATAGCAATAGTAGGTGAAGCAAGACACAATTTCTGCTTTTCCGTTGTCCTTTACCCAATACCCAACACCGTTATCATTGATAATGGTGTAACCATGGAAAATCATGGTTTTCGCGCCAGATGCATGCACGCTGCCGTCGATTAATGCGCCGATACCACCTGATCCAATGGCTGAACATTCCAACACATACGGTGATTTTGTTGTGATGGTGGACGCAGGATTCAACCGGACGTACACACCCTTGATGGTTGATGTGGTAACATCAGCGGCAGTCGCTCCAGGCACCCAGCCTGTCAAGCTCTTGAATGTCATCTTGTTCAAAATGGAGCCATTACTCATCAAGAACATGGTGGCTTGATTGTTTGGCGTGACTCCATCATCACTTAATCCCGCAGCAGGTTGGACAATTGTGGTACGTTGATTGTCGCCTACAATGGCAACATTGCCAGGAATGGTGATGGGCAGTTGTTCACTGTATGTACCTGTCTTGACAAAGATGGTGGCATCTGTCCCGCATTGTGTTGTGGCATACTTGATACTGGCAAATGGTGTGGACAGTGTTGACCCTGAGGTGGCACTGTCAACGCCATGTGGGGCAACATAATATACTTTATTGGATGCGGTGGCGCCAATCCATGCCTTGGTGGTACCATCTGATGAAACGGTTAACGATTTACCATGATCTGTTCCACCCAAGGCAGGAAGAATACCTGATCCACCTGCTGTAAACAATTGCCACTTGCCCGCACTTATATCGGTGGCAAGACTTACCGCAGATGATGTGTGATCAAGTAAACAAATGTACGACGATGATCCGTCAATCACCACATCATCAACTAGATACCCGGTTGTGCTGGCCCAGGTGCTACGATAGCGAATGCCGCTGTTAAACTTTTGCCATTTGGTTGCAGCTAAATCGGTGGCAAATGTGCCTGAGGCATGGGGGAGCAATGTGATGTAGGTGTTACCCCCATAGCTCACCACCTCATCAATGTTATATTGTGTTGCGGTGCTCCATGCTCCACGATTTTTAAATCCTGGAACCAACTTGGCCCAGGTGGCAGTTGTGGTGGGATTAACGTTGGTGTTGTTTGATAATGCTTGGAACAGTGACCCGCCATAGGAAACAACTTGTCCTATCAAGTATGCCGTGGCACTTGACCAAACATCTTGATATGAAAATCCTGCTGTTACTAATTGCCATGAACCTGCGGTGGGAAGCACATTGGATTGTGTTGCCGTGGACCGATATAAATTGGATCCGTAATTGACAAGATCATTGGTGTAATATGTGGTTACTGAACTGTAGGTGCCTTGAAATGCCGTGCCGCCAACAAACACTTCCCAATATGTGGCGTTGGTGGGAAGATTGCCTGTGGTGTTGGCAATGGCGCGATACAGATTTGGACCAAATGCCACCAAGTCGCCTGGTACATAGGCGGTGCCTGAACTGTACACCCCTGAAGGATTCACACCTTCAACAAATTGATCCCAGTATGTGGCATTGGTGGGAAGATTTCCTGATGTGTCCAGTTTGGCAATGTATACAGAACCCCCATACACAACAATGTCATTCTTCTGATATGCAGTACCACCGGCGTATGTGCCTTCGTATTGAATACCATCAGCAAACAACGACCAATATGTGGCATTGGGTGGTGTTTGAGCAGTTGAGTTAAGAATGGAAATGTATACTTTACCACCATAGGCAACACCATCACCGATTTTATACGCCGTGCCGGCACTGTATGTGCCTTGAAACTTGAATCCTTCAACCATTAACGCCCAATGTGATGTTGCGGTTGGCAATTGCCCAGATGTTTTCAATGCATAGGTGTACACATATACATTGCCGCCATATTTCACTACATCATTGGATTCATATTCCGTGACGTTGCTCCATGCACCTGCAAAATAAAACCGTAGCTTACCTAAGTCTATAAGTTGACTCATATTACCTCTAGAAGTAAATGTCCTGTATTATTCCAACTGAATTTCAAAGTATGGGATGACCATATCCAATGTTTGTAATCATATTTATCAATCATTTCTGGGTCAGGAATTGTAATTGTCATGCTGCTATCATCAATTTTTTCAACAATCAACCCGCCATCATCTGGATTCAGCCGAAACCCGAAAAATATGGATTTTGAAATATCATCGGGAAATGTTTCTTGAACAAGTATTGACATTAGGTGGTCTCCATGACTGATACGATGCAATCAAAACTTGTGGCATCACCTGCAACGCAGTAAATGATTTCATTTGCTTGTAGAATTATTTTGCCATCATCTAAAATATTAACTGACTCACCTGCAGGCACCCGAAGATTTTTAACCAGATAGGTGGATGTTGATCCATTATACACATACGCGGACACAGGCAAAATTCCTGAGGTGAGATTCGCCAAACGACAACTTACAATGTGACTGATGGTGCTATTTGGGGTTGTATAGACAACAACCGGAGTTGTTCCTATATTTCTAGTGGTGGCGTTGGTTAAGGCTACATTCATGTGTATTCCTGTGAACTATGTTATATTTATAAAGACCGGCATTACAATAAACTAGCATACAGTATGGCTTCTTCAGGATTGAAACTAACTGCACCCTGTGTTGCCAATGATATCCAGGATGTGCCATTCCATTGCCAGGATTTGTTATTTACACTGTAAATTTGACTTACAGAGGGAGAACTTGGAAAATCTATTGCAGGCATATTGATTTTTTAGTTGATGTGATTGGATTTTGTGAACACGCGAGTTTCTCCAGTGTAAATTTGGGTCATCTGAATAGGTAATAATGCGATCCCGAAATGGTCCCTTGATGATCTGTATTGAAGTATACATCTCCCACGGTATGTCTAAAAATAACCGTTCTTGATCCAGAGTCGTTTATTGCACCACTTCCGGTAGCCACTCCTGCAAATTGTCCATAACGAATAACGTATTTTATAGTTCCGGTGGATTTTGCTACTACTGCAATAGTACACGGACCGTTACTGTGACTGTTTGCAAAATCCATCATTACTTCCAGTGTTCCAAGAGGCGGTTCAAACCATACTGCGCCACCGGTATCGTTTAGACCGCTTGCACCGTCAAATGTTTGATTAGGACTTGCGTTGGTAATTGCGGTATTTAAACTAGGGTATGCTTGATCACCTTTGCTATCAGTATACCAGTTAGCAAAACCAGAGCCGCTGGCGTTGTTGAAAGTAGTTGCATCCTTATATAAGACGCCCGGAGTTACTTGAGTTGCCAGAGATGCTGTTGCTAATTGCTGACCTGTACGATTAACAATGTTTACTCCGTCAATACTATCAAGTCTCCTAACAACATTGTTGCCCCACCTTCCTGGATTGTCGTTGTATGCCCAGTTTGCCAAAATATACCATTTATTGTTGGCACTGTCGTTAACTGCATAATAAGTACTTCCGCCAATTGTTTCGGCAGTTGCAGTTCCTGATAAACCGATGTTGTTTGATGTTGTTACAAAATTTGCAGCATATGTTGAATAGTTGTTAGAAAATAATCCAAGTCCAGGTACAAGTGTACCGCCACGACCGAATCCTCTACCACCTGCAGCGGCATGGCTTGTAATTATTGGCATATAGAATATTTATTCGGTGCTCAATGAAGTGCGTGGAATAGCCCGTGACTGCTCTATTTCCTCCTCAGTTTTATCTTCAACCACCCAGGATAGTACCCACTCACCTTGGGTTAACATGGGCTCAGACATTTGATGCACTTTTTGTGTAGTTGCATCAAACTCGGGTATAGGTAATTCTTTCACTTCTTGTAATGAATAATTTTCTTTGATTGCAGCATCTGTTTGATTGAACCACCCGAGCAAATCATATCTATTATCATATGTGGTGTATGGATTGTCTAACAATAAATCATTAAATTCATAAGGATATTTTACTACTACAGTGTCCTTTATTTTTGCATATTTCATTGTAATTTCTCTGTGTTAATAATATTTTTATGCGAATCGCATTTGGGATGCAATTGCTGTATATGTGGCGTTAGCTGTTTTGATGATCGTGTACGTGTATCCATCAATTGAACTGGCATTTCCTGTGGACGGTGCTGTACCGCCTTGCCATTTCGGAGTTACTGATACCCCGTCCACTTGAAATGCATTTGCGTAGTATGCGGTGCCACCGTTGGTGTTCATGAATACCACGGTGATTGTGTCACCTGTTGTCATCAAACTGTTCAAGGTGGTTGATGCGTTACCACGCACATTGATGGTGAAGTTGGCAGATGCGTTGGTGGTGTAATATAAAATTTGTTGTGTTAAACAATCATAGGCAATGGTTCCTGTGGCGGCACTGGCAACAATGGTGGTTTTTTCACGAATGTTCCCACTGAGTAAATTCGTGGTGAGTGTTTTGTTGGTGAGTGTTTCTACACCAGCCAATGTAGCAAAATCTGCGTCGCTGAGCGCGGTATTAAACTGGGCTATGGTACCAGACAAGGTGTTACTGGTGAGATTAACCGTTTTGTTGGTGAGTGTTTGTGTGCCTGTTAAACTGACTTCACCTTGGCTCCCCGTGTATCCCAATGATCCCGTGTATCCTAAACTTCCCGTGTAGCCAATGGCAGCAGCTTCACCAGGAGTCCCTTGACTGCCTGTGTATCCAAGGCTACCTGTGTACCCAAAGCTACCTGTGTAGCCGATACTGCCAGTATACCCAATGCTACCTGTGTAGCCGATGCTACCTGTGTAACCGATGCTACCTGTGTAGCCGATGCTACCTATGTAACCGATGCTACCTGTGTATCCTATAGGATTGGATGCTGTTAATAATGTTGTGATGTTTATTGGCATAAATTATTCCTGGGAAATGTTTTTCGTAAGCTCACTCACTTTGTCATTCAATTCTTTGATGGCTTCAATCAACAAAGGAACAATTTTTTCATATTTCACCGTGAGATATTTGTCGTCAATGGGTGCAGGAACAACAATTTCTGGAAGAACCCGTTGCACCTCCTGTGCGCTCACACCCACTTGCATGTGGGGATTGTTGTATCCAAGAGATTTGGCAACATCATTTTCCGTGAAGTAATAGCCGTGAAGTTGCATCACCTTACCCAGTGCATCAGGAATGGTTGAAATGAAATTTTTCAATCGGGCATCTGAATAATAGGCGGTGATTTCATTGGTGGCACGAATTTCACCGGTGGTTCCTGACGCTGCCGTGCCAACCCCCAATGACTTCACTTGAAAGTTTGATTGATCATAATCTGATGCTACATTCACCACCTTGATGACATTTCCCATGCCACTGTGTATTGTGCATTGATAATACAAGGTGGCGGGCGCGTTCATGGGAACAACAAACGTTTGTGTTCCTGTTTGGCTGCCTGAAACACCTGAAGTGTAGGCAGCTCCTCCTGAACTTACTCGAATTTCCAAAGGATGTGAGGTGGCGAGATTTTCAAACGTGTACGTGCCCCCTCGGTGAACATATAACACTGGATCATTGGTGTTGCCTGATATGATACCAGGTCCGGAAAACACGTAATCACTTGATCCCGACGCTGTGATGCTCCAGGCAATGGTTCCCCCAACACCTGCGGTTCCCTGACTACCCGTGTACCCACTACTACCTGTGAATCCTGCACCTTGACTACCTGTGTAGCCCACACCTTGGCTACCAGTGTATCCTATTGCTGCAAATGCACCTGATGATCCCGTGTAGCCAACATCACCTTGACTGCCTGTGAACCCCGCACCTTGACTCCCCGTGAACCCAACCCCACCTTGAGAACCAATTGTACCTATTGACCCAG